AATTTATTATTAAAAATAATATTGGATTTGTAGAAGGAAATATCATAAAGTATATTTTAAGATTTAAAGAGAAGGGTGGTGTTAATGACTTGGAAAAAGCAAAACACTATATAGAATTACTTATAGATTCTACTAAAAGTAAATAATATCATTTAGATTATATTAGACGCATTATTAAGCATATTGGCTTATTTATGGGTATAACCTCAAAAGAACCTAAGATATTAAAAATTAGGGGTAATTTGTCGGTTTAAATGGTATAAAAAGGAACATTTAGAGAACACTATGCAGATAATTAAAATAGACACAGAAATAGACTAATATGTGGTGGAACATAATACCAACTGTATTCAAAACTGGTGCTGAGATTTACAAAAATCATAAGCAATCAGAATTATTAGAATCAGAAGCTGAACGAAGGTATTATGAACGCATGGCAAAGGGTGAGATTGAGTACCAAAGAGATATTGGCGATCAACAAGATAAAACTTGGAAAGATGAATTTGTTTTAATCGTAGTATGTATTCCTATAATTGTTTTATCTTATGCAGTCATCAGTGATGATATAAATATTAAAACTAAATTAGATTTGTTCTTTGATTACTTTGGCAAGTTTCCTTCTTGGTATCAATGGTTAATTGTTGGTATCTTTGGTGCAATCTACGGACTGAAACCAAGCATTGACGCTTTTACTAAAAAATGAACTGCTACTTAGTCACTTATGCTATTAACTTTGTTAAAAACAATGATGATAGCTTTGTTGATGATATTGCTTATGTTAGGTTTTTTGACACTGGCACTTTCCCTAATTCCATTAATTTTTTGTCATCACTTAAACAAACTACTAAATTAAGAATTACTGGAGTAGATTGGGAATATGAAGTTGTAAATTTTGATGATGAAATTGATTGTGAAATTTCTAACACATACCATTAAATTGGTAATAAATAATATTCTATTCCATCATTCCAAGATTGAATCTTTGATTGTGGCAATAATTTTAGTATTTGATCTACTGATTTAAATTTAAGTCCATCTTTAAAACAAAAAGCAATCGTATATTGAGTGAACTTATTATCACAAAACATTTGTGCGAATGTAATATATTTCTTTAAGTCTTTTAATTTAATTTTGTTACTGGCTTTGACTTCAACGAAGAACTGTTGTTGCTTTGGAGCTTCTTTTTTGGAATAAACAAAGTAATCAGGCATCGCAGACAATAAACCAAGTTTATGATAATAAGGAATAGGGGAATTAGCAAAATCAGAATCATCATTAAAAAGAAGTTTTTTATAATGAAAAGATTTAGCTTTGCAATATTCTTCAAACCTTTGCTCTGCGTAGTCAATATAGTTTCCCACTCGTTCTTGATATTTAAGTTCATTTAGTTTTCCTTCTGGTTGTATTATTTTCATCTACTTAACTCACGATTAGTCACTAGCCAACTTCTGTATAAATCTACCCAACTTTGTAAGTTAGCATATTTAGATTTAGCTTTTGAATAATCTCTCTCAGCAACACAAAAACCTTCTATGTGAGTATTATAGTCTTTAGTACACATAGCTCTTTTTTCTGCTTCTACCATAGAGCAGTTAGTGACAGTTTTTTCACTAATAGTTAATTGTGCTAAAAGTATTTTTTTATGTTCTTCTAATCTTCTAAAATTATAAAGTGCTTGACACATATCTTCGGCATACTTGTCAAGTTGTTGTCTTATCTCATCTGGGTTTCGTAAGGCAAAGTCCTGCATATCCTTCCTTTTCGTTTTATAGTTGTGTTACTAACCTAAGCTAGTAATTCTTCAAATTTCAAAACCACTTTTGTTTCTAAAGCATCTTTAAGTCTTTTTGCCTTTTCCATTCTATGCTTTAGTTCAAAATACTTCATAGATACTCTATGATGTCTGTCCCTTAAGTTCTGAACTTGATGTTTTAATTTCTCCATCAATTTTTTTTATTCTTGTTGATTTAAATTTAATTCCAGTTATTTCAAGATCAACAAATTTGCCTTTCTCTTTTGAGAGTGCTTCTTGTTCGTTTTCAAACTCCTCTTTATAAATACCAGTAAATTCTAAATATCTATAACGCACTATCATTTTCTTTTTATATATTAAATTGTTAATAAAAACAATGGGCAGAGTGGCAAACATTAAAGGGAAAAATTTAAACACATTTGCCACCCTAGAAATCATTTTAAAAGTTATGCGAATAAAGAAGTTTCATATCTTTTATAAAACTATCTATTGATTCTTTATTACACTCTAAACCTTTAGATTCAAGTGCTGATTTGGTCATAGCCATTACAAACATATATTCATCTTTATTAAAAGATTTTATAGGTTCAACTGTTAATGTAGCACCTAAGTCAGAAGCAATATTAACAGCTTCCTTTTCAAAATCTTCAACATTAAATGAAGTATCTGGTTGCATTTGATCTTTAAGTTCTTGAATTTTAAGGATATTATTTTCAGATTGCACAAAATTAAATGCTTTATCTGCACCTTGTGGAGACCAAATAGAATAAGCAAAAGAAACCTTTTTACCCTCTTTAATAAAGTCAGGTATATATTTTCCTTTGATTATAAATATCTCATCACCAATATAGAACTTATGATTTACCTTATCATTAGGTAATGCTTTACCAGTTTTATCATTATAATTATGATAAACTTTACTAATGATACCTTGTTTGTGTGCCATTTATTTCTCCTTTTTGTTGTTTAAAAAGCGATGCAATTTTAGGCAAGAGATCGCAACATCTTGCATTTCATCATTGATTTGAAATTCTGCTATGTTAAGTTTTCCTTGCTTAGTACAATTAACAATAACACCTTTTTTAATTTTAATATCTAGCTGTTCCTCTAAAGCCATTACATAGAGGTAAAGTTGAACATAATAACTATCTCTAATCCCAGAACTTGTTTTCCAATCATAGATAATATATTCATTACCTCTTTTAAAAAGAGCATCTAATGTTCCAGTATATTTATGAACACGAGATAAAACTTTAGTTTCAGTAAAAACTAATTCTAAACCCTCTTGTAAATCATACCACTCTTTAAATTTACTAAATGATTTTTTCATTAAATCATTATGAATTTCAGGAATGGTTTTATTATGAATATATTCTTCAATCATATCGTGGACTTGACTACCAACATGACCAGCTTGATTCATATTAGAGTTTGCAGATTTTTTTATTTTATCAGCAATTTCTAATATTTGAATTTCGTCATAACTTTTACCAGCTTTAACCAATTTTAAAAATTCCTCACTGCACATTTTGCTTGTCCAGTTGCCGATTATAGTTGCGTTTGTTAATACCTTAGTTATGCCAGTCGCTGATGGTAGTTCTTGTTCGTTCCAATAATACTTATGAGGTATCGGATCAAAATACAAAATTTCTTCTGTATTATCTTTGTACTTTAGTCTATGTTCTTCCATTTTATTTTCCCTTTGTTAAGTTAAACTTTAATTACTAATTTTTCAAATTTTGTCTTTACAAAATGTTTGTCGTACATTGTATTAACATCAACTCCAAAAAATTTACTTATTTTATAAAGATTAATAGCATTTATTTTATCAACTCTTGTTTCATATTTTGAATATTGCTGATAAGTAATACCTAAAAATTTGGCAACTTCAGTTTGTGTCATTATTCTTTTTTTATTATTTTTTAAAATTTTAGTATTATTTCTGAGATGTCTTAGATTGATACTAATAGTATCTAAAATATCTTTATCTAAACTTGAGTCCATAATTCTTTCCATCTTTTATGTTGTTGTTTCCAATATTCTGAATTTATATCTGGGTTGTAATAAGGATATTCTTTATAAAAATCTTCTAAAGACATATCTTTATTTTTAACATCACAAAGAGTGTAATAATAACCAGCTTCACTAGAACAATTATATCTAGCCCAGTTACGATTTTGACTTAAATCATACAATCTTTTTATTTCATCTTTTACTGTTTTCATATTTTCTCCTAGTTAATAACTGAATGGCCTCTGCCTTGTAAGCATCGTCTTGTATAATTTTCTCTAGTGCGTTCCTCTTTGGGAGTAAT